TCTGCTTCAACATCGATACCATGCTGACTTTGTGCATCTTGTGCAGCTTCAAATGTCCAACGAGCTTGTAGCTTACGTGACTTAGCTTCAACCGCCTGACGTAAGATTTGAACGCTGATCTGACGACCGCCGTTACCTTCCATCGCAGCAGTATCATTAGCAGTATAGCTAGTTACTGTTGGGTTAGCAGCACCACCTGGTGTACGTGAGTACGCCTGAGCGATCTTGAATGGGCTTAATGCTTCTTCACCTGCTACTACACTTGTGCCTGCTGCGCTGTTGTCAGTTAAAGACTGAGCGTAACGTACACGTAGTGTATGAATTTGGCCTACTGGACCTGTCATTGGCTGAACACCAACTAATTCATTAGCGATAACAGTAGGCATAACACGACGGATAACCGGTAGAATTACACGGTTTAGTGTAGCGATATTACCTGCTGTTGTTGTACCAGCTGAACTTTCAGCGAGTAACTGTTTACGGGTATTTTCTAATAAAACACCCATAGTTGAACGACGAGTTCCTTTTAAGCCTTCCATCAGAGCTTCTTTGGTTTCGTCCCAACGATTTTCTAAAAGTACTTGTGACATAATTATATTTCTCCTAATTTTGTATGTCTATATTTTTAAAGCCCTGCCAAACGCTTAATGTCAATTACGTTATCACGATGTGATTCGTCCTCAACTTTTGGTTTGATTGCAGCTTTATCCCCTGTCACTTCTTTAACTGATTCAGTTAGAACTGGTTTTTTACTACCAATTTTTTCTGCACCATTATTTAAAACTGCAGGGAGATACTTGTCAAAAGCAGTTTGCAGACGAGGTGTCTGTACGCTTTCTAACAAGGTACGCATTAAGTCGGCTTTTTCTTCGTTTAAGGTTGAGAGTAATTCACCCATAACCTTATTACGTTGATTGCTTTCTTTAATTATACGTACTTCTTGTTCTTTACTTTCAATTAAGACTTTTGCCTTATTGATTCTTTCGGCAGATTCAGCCAATTGACGATCTTTTTCTTCTAGCATTGATAATAGACTACGTGTGTCCGCCTTCTCATTGAGATGAGTGGAACTGTATTCGCTAGCATATGCTTCAAAAATCTTGCGACCAAAATTGTTTTCACGTGCAATTTTGATATCTTCTTTCAACTGACCTAATTCACCCTTAAGATGTGCAGTAACAGCAGAATTTAAACGCTTAGAACTTTCAGTAACAAACTTGTCCTTTAATTTTTCTAATTGTTTGCGTCCTTCAGCAACTAACTTAACCTTTGCTTCAACTACAGCTTGTTTGTCTTGTGCAAATTCTTTGATTTCACGTGCTAAAGCATGAACGATAAACTGTTCTAGCTTTTCTTGACTTTCTAACTGTACTTTACGATCATTACGTAGTTCTTTGATTTCTTCTGCTAACTTAGTTACCATAAAATCATTGAACTTTGCAGCGTTTTCACGCAATTTCATTTGCGCTTTTACGCGGTCTTCGTTCATTGCCTGTCTTTCTGAATAGAACTCACGTATCTCTTCTTCCAGATTAGCGGTTACCATTTTATCTAGGGCTTCCACCATTACATTTTTATCATGCTCATATCTTTGTGCAAATTCTTCGTGTAATTCTGCACGTACTTGTTCCCGAGCCTCATTTAATTTAGATTCCCATGCTTCGTTTATGGCTAAGCTGGTTTCTTCATTAATGATACCGCTCTCAAGTAATGGTTTAATAGCATCAAACATGCTTAATTCCCCTTATAGCTTGAGATCCTTGATAAGACGAACCACTTCGTCCTTCAGGTATCTCTGTACTTTTTTGTCGTTTTGTGCATCTTTTGCAATCTCTAACAATTTATGACCATGACGCATATTCATCATGCCTTCATAGATTGCTTTTGGATATGCATTTGGTGCACTAGGCTGTGCGACAATATCCACAGTGACTATTTCAAAGTCACTTACCTTACCTGTAGCATCATCTACGTTTCCGCTTCCCCTGCTACTTACTCCTAACTTTACACCACTCTGTAACATAGTCGAAACAAGTTCTCCCATTGGAGTAGGTAAAATCTTTAACTTTCCAAAACCATTTGGACCGTCCATCCACATATTAGTAATCATATGTGATACACGGTCAAGGTTAATTTTTAAATCATCAGGATGATCAACTTCGCCTAAAACGCTGTTACCATTCATGATTTGTTCATTGAGTTGTTCTACTGCAGATTCAATTTGATCGACAGGGTAAACACGCTCATTAGCGTTCTTTACCCCACCTTGTATAAAGATACCTTTCATATAAAGGTTCTTTTTATCACCATCAGTAACATTTTCAACCACCATGTTAGCGCGGTCAAATGTTAAGTTCTCTCTAAGATACAAAGCCATTTGCTTTAGAGTTCCTTATTTCTTAATAATTTTCTTAGTAGGCTTTTTACCTTCGCCTAATGGACTCTTTGTGTTAGATCCATTATCACCGTGTTTTGGACTAGGAGCCTTTTCTAAGTTCATGCCAGTTTGAGCTGGGCGATTTTTCCACTGGCTAGCGTGTTCTACGTCCTTTGTATCTGGACTTGCTAATCCGCCCTTTGTTCCACCTGTTGAGCTTTCGCCGCTGAAGTTAACTGGCTTAGCACCTGTTTGTGTAACTTTTGGCTTTGTTAATGTTGGGCTTTTTGTTTGCGCACCGTCATCACCGCCTATTTTACTATCATATAATCCAGGTACTTTTTTAAGTTGAATTGATTCTTCAAGGCTTTCTTCCATTGACTCATCATCATCTTCTTCTTTAGCTTCGGTAACGTCTTCTTCATCGTCATCATCATGACGAGCTTCCATCATATCTTCGTCACCCATGTCACCCATGTCATCATCACCCATGTCACCCATGTCGTCATCATGACCCATTAATTCTTCAAATTCTGCCATTAATTGATCTAGTTTATCTTCTAGGTCAACTACACGATCCTCAAGATCCTCTTCACTTGATTCTTCGTCACCGAATCCTTCTTCATCGTCAATCTCAATGTCAGCAAATTCATCTTCTTCCTCAGACATACCTGCTTCGTCTGATTCAATGTCTGAACCAATTTCATCTAATAAACCTGTAGACATATCTTCTGCCATTGCTTCTTCGTCCATTATTGACTCATAGATTTCTCTAGATTTTTCAACCACTATATCGTGAAATAATGCACGTGCTTGTTCTTCATTCTCATTGATAATAAGTTCAATAAGCTGTTCAAATTTTCTGTTATCCATTATAAATATCTCCTTTAGAAAATGGCTTTGTAATAATTATTTATTGAGTAGACAAAAAAATAGCACAAAATGTGCTATTTTTTTACGTTTTTTGAAAAAATATAGGATTTTTACGCTGCGGGAGGTGCTACAACTTTGTATTGCTTTCTTACCTTTTTAAGATTTTCAGCACGTTCAAAATTTCTTACATCAATCATTTTACGTAATTTACGGATTTGTCGTAAAGTAAGTTTTGTTTTGCGGCTCTCTTTCCACTTTGGTTTACTGTTATCATCTTCTACATCCTGATAACCAGCAACAGCAGGTTTAAACATTTCAAAAAGTTTCATAATATAATATTTATCTTACATCACTGGAGCCGCTTGAGCTGGTACTCCTCCACCAGGCATTGCCTGAGGACCTGCTGCACCTGGTGCAACTTCAGGAGGTGGCATTTCACCCTCCGCATCCATACCTTCTGCTGTTTCTAAGTCAGTATCTAAATCACCTGAGCTGATACCAATACTTCTTAAATCACTACCTTTAACTTGATCTTCTACCTCAGACTCTTGTTCTTCTTCCCATAGACGTTCATTTTCTGCTAATTCTTCTTCAGTTAATCCTAAGAACCTTTGTAATGCAAAACGTTTACTAATGTAAGGGAAAGCTTCCATACTAGCAAAAGTAGCGACACGGTCTTTGTCCAATTCACTTTGACGATATGCTGCAAAGTTTTGTGGGGCATTAAATTTAATATCAAAAAGACTATTATCAATGTTAAATCCACGCCACCTTAGGAACAATTTAAACTCATCATCCAGTGTTTGACTAATAGAATTTTGTAACCTTTCGCAATATTGGTTAAAACGAAACTCTTGAATCATTGCTGTGCCAACACGACCGTCGTTAAGAGGCACTTGACCATCGTCTGGTCCAGTTGGTAAGTAACTACTTGGAACACGTAATCCACGTGCTAGGCGATTGTTAAAATATTTTAAATCATCGATTTCACCTAAGTTTTGTCCACCTTGAAGTAGTTCGACACTACTTCCCCTACCGTCTGCTGTTACGGGGAAAAAGTAATCTTCATTGATGCTTAATGGATTATATGTTGCATCAAGTACACTTGATCCTCCCTGAGTTGTCGGTATTCTGCGTTGGTGAATTTCGTTTTTAACTCTATCGACAAAACTCATAGCCATATGACTGGGCATATTACCTACGTCAATTTTAAATACTCTACGCTCTGGAGCACGACTTATGCGATATATTAGAATAGCATCTTCTAATAGTTCTTTCTGCTTATATACCTTAAAGATATTCTCTAAAATACTTTGACCAAATGGCCAATATCTATCTAAACCCTCTGTTAAACTTAGATGAACCACATGTTTAGCATCTATTGCTGCTTCATTTTGCCCTAAGCTAAATCTGCTTCCTGTAGTACCATAAGGTTCATTTGGTACGGTGTAACTATAAGGCGCACTATACCCTGCTGTTGGAGGCTGTGCTTGAAAATCTGTTGTTGTTTTAGCTGCTACTGTTAAGTTTTGTAAGTTAACATTAATATCCTTAACAACGTACTGTTCTGGTTCTTTGCCCTCACTCTCATTGACGATGACTTTTCCGACTTTTGTTACGTCAACCCAATATAATTTAAAATTTTCTGGGTCACGAATAAAAAACTGATCCCCATACTTTATAGTATTTCTAAAAATTTTAAATATTCTATTATCAAATTCGTTAAGTTTACACCATTGCTGTAGCTGTTTTTTAATTAATTCTACTTCATGAGGAGTAGGATCTTCTTTAAATTCTATGTTAAATGGAGTATTATTATGCTCATTTTTCTGTGTACTGAATTCACTAATGATGTCTAAACAGGCGTTAATTTCAGCATCTACATCCATCATTTCATACTGAT